CTTACTTGATGGGTTAAAGTATGATAACCTGTTCCTTGCGCAACATCATCTGCGCTTCTATATCCAAAACCTGTTTCAGTATCGGCTTCATTATGATAAGCATTAAAAGCAGTTGTAGTTTTTGTAATGTCAAAAGAGTGACTAGAAGTATCATCAGTACCATTAAATTGAAAACTTACATTATCAGAAGCTGGATGGATGCTATAAAAAGTAAGTAAGTATTCTTTATATGTAGAATCTATTCCACTTGTAAAACTTAATGATGATGAACTACTAGCTGTCTGTGTAGATATTAAATTTAAAGAGCCAGATGAAAAACCACTAGGTAAAGCTGTAATTGCTGATAAAGCATTATTGTTTGCAGATACTATTGCCATTATTTAACTCCATACATTGTTATAGTTCCAGC